TTGGAGGGGCATTGTTGGCCGACACAGCGCAGGCAACCGAGCTGCGCGAGTGGTTGACGGCTGCCGAGCTGGCGGACCTGGCTTTGCCGGGCCTGCCAACGGACAAGCGCGCCATCAACCGGCGCGCGCGGGACGATCGCTGGCGCGCAGCGGTTGATGCCGAGGGTAATCCGCTGGCACGTGAGCGCGCCGGCCGTGGTGGCGGCCAAGAATTCCACGTCAGCCTGCTCCCAGCAGCGGCACGGCTTGAGCTGGCGCGGCGGGGGATGATCGTTGAAGCGCCGCAGCTGGTGCAGGAGTCGCCAGCAGAGGCCGCTTGGCGCTGGTATGCCGCACAGACCGACAAGACGAAGGCCGAGGCGGAACGCTGCCTGCGCATCGTCCAGGCGGTGGAGCAATTGGAAGGCCAAGGCCTGTCCCGTACTGTCGCGGTTGCTGAGGTCGCGCGCATCCATGGCGTGGGCGCGTCGAGCGTGTGGGAATACTTCAAGCGCATTCGTGGCCTGAGCCGTTCCGATTGGCTGCCGGCGCTGGCGCCGCGCCGCCGTGGCGGGGGCGTAGAAGCTGAAATCGATCATCTGATCTGGACAGCGTTCAAAAGCGACTTTTGTCGGCCTGAAGAGCCGACGCTGACCAGCTGCTACCAACGCGCGGTGCGCCTTGCCGAGCAGCATGGCCTGCCGATGCCCACGGAACGCACGATGCGGCGTCGGCTTGAACGCGATCTTGATCCGCGCGTGGTGCGGCGGATGCGCAAGGGCGATGAAGTCTATCGCCGGTCGATCCCGGCGCAGCGGCGGACGGTCGAGCATCTGCACGCCATGGAATGGGTCAATATCGATGGCCATGTTCTCGACGTGAAGGTGATTTCGCGCGCGGGGAAGGAAATCCGCCCGGTCCTGGTCGGCATTCAGGACGTGCGAAGCAGCAAGCTGTTGGCCTGGCGCGTGTGCGAGAGCGAGAGCGCCCACCATGTGCGCCTTGTCTTCGCCTCGTTGTTCGAAGTTTGGGGCATCCCAGTGCATTGTGTGCTGGATAACGGCCGTGGCTTTGCTTCGAAGTGGATCACGGGGGGCACCGCCAACCGCTTCCGCTTCAAGGTGAAGGACAGCGACCCGGTTGGCCTGCTGACCGGCCTTGGCGTTCAGGTCCATTGGGCACTGCCGTTCCATGGTCAGTCGAAGCCGATCGAACGCGCCTGGATGGACCTGACCGATACCATCTCGCGCCACCCGTTCGTGGCCGGCGCCTATACCGGCCGCAGCCCGATGCACAAGCCGGCCAACTATGGCTCAAAGGCCGTGCCGTGGGCCGATTTCGTCGGCCATGTGGAACGCGAGATCGCCCACCACAACGCGCGATCCGGGCGCCGTGGCCGCGACTATCGCGGCCGGTCGTTCGACGACGTCTTTGCCGAGAGCTATGCCGCCGCGCCAATCGGCAAAGCTACACCCGACCAACTGCGCCTGGCGCTGCTGGCGGCCGAGCAGAAGATGGTGAACCGCCAAACCGGCGAAATCCAGCTGTTCGGCGCTCGCTACTGGTCGGAAGACTGCGCGCGCCTGGGCTTGCACGGGCAGCATGTGACCGTGCGTTTCGATCCCGACGATCTGAGCCGGCCGGTGCACCTGTACGACCTAGAAGGCCGCTATCTGTGCAGCGCAGAAGCGTGGAACGACGTGCAGTTCGACAGCGCCGATGCCGCAAAGCAGACCGCCAAGTTTATGGCCGAACAGCGCCGCGCGATCCGGAAGGCCGAAGAGGCAGAGCAGTTCCTGGCAGCGCCCGCCCTGGCTGCCATGCACCTTGGATTGCCTGCGCCGATCAGGGCGGCGCCGAAGGCCAAAGTGGTCCGCGCGGTACGGCAGCGCGGGCAGACAGTAGCGGCGCTCAAGCTGGTAGAAATGCCGGCAACGCCTGCACAGCGCGACCATGAAAGCAAGGTTTTCGAGGCAGTGGGCAAGGCCTGCCTGCGCATCGTCGAGTAAATGAAGGCGGCGCGGGCCAGCCTAGGAAACTTCCCCGCACCGCCTGTCCCACAACAGAAGGACAGGAGTAGATACCATGAATGACCCTACGAACCAGCCCATCGACATCGAAGAGATGCGCCAGTGGCTGATCACGCACAAGCAGACCACCGGGCTGTCGTGGAGCGAGCTGGCGAAGCGCACGGGCGTGGCCGCTGGCACTATCAGCCAGTTCGGTACCGAACGCGGCTATGCCGGCGACGAAAGCCGGGTGGCAGAGACGATCTATCGCTATCGCCAGCATCTGACTGCACAGCAGCAGATCACGGCGGTGGCGCCGCAGCGCCCCGGCTATTTCGACACCGAAACCAGCAAGTACCTCGCCTACATGTTGAACTATGCACAGGGCGGCCGGATTGCGGTTGGTGCGCTGGGCGCGGGCCTGGGAAAGACGACGACGGCTGAGCATTACGCCGCCTGCTATCCCAACGTGTTCCTGTCGACGATGACGCCCAGCACGGCGGGCGTGAACAACATGCAGATCGAAATCCTGGAGGCGCTGGGTGAGCGCGATGCTGTCGGCACGCCTCAGAAGCTGACGCGGCGCATCAAGGAGCGGTTGAAGGGACGAAATGCGCTGCTCATCATCGACGAAGCGCAGCATCTGAGCGAAAAGGCGATCGAAGAAATCCGGGGCTGGAACGACAGCGCGCGGGTCGGCATCGCCCTATTCGGTAACGAGAGCCTGCTGCAACGCTTTGGCGGCGGCAGCCGTAGCGCGGTCTATGCCCAGCTATTCAGCCGCATCGGCCTGCGCCTGGTGCGCGCCGTGCCCACGTCGGCCGATTGCGATGCGCTTTGCGATGCCTGGTCGATCTTCATCGACAACCAGCGCGCGTTCCTTCGGAAGATCGGCCAGATGCCAGGCGGGCTGCGCGGCGCCACGTTCGTGATCGAGCTGGCGCAGATGATGGCCGGCGTCGAGTGCCAGAATATGCAACTCAGCCACCTGCAAGACGCCTGGGCGCAGCTTTCTTCGCGGCAGGTGGCGGCATGAGCGCGCCGGTCGAGCAGGCTGCGCGCCTGGCCATGGCGATCAGCGACCTTTCGCCCAACATCAGCGTTGACCTGGTCTTGCATGGCCACGGCGTGGACGTGACCGGCAGGCTTGTCAGCCCGACCGCCGGGTATCGGACCCGCCTGCCGGTGTCCTGGGCTGATCTGCGCCGCAATCCCGAACTGTTGACCACGGTCGTGCTCTCGACGGCCCTTGGCCTGGCGCGCACTGAAACGCGGTTTGAGCGGGTCGCCGAGATGAAGCCGCAGGCGGCCAAGGCGCTGCTGGTCGACGGCGAGGCCTATCCCGACGAAGGGCCTTGGGCGGCTCGTTGGGCGCTGGGCGGCGCGGTGCTGACGATGGTCACCATCGCGCTCTTCGCGGTGGTGCTGCTGTGACGCCGCACCTGCCCGTGGTGACCATGGCGGCTGAGGCGCTGGGGCTCGACGCGGGCGAGCTGCTGTTGCGCCGCCGGGAGCCGCACCTAGTGCGCGGCCGCGCCCTGGTCGTGTGGTTGCTGCGCACCCTGCCATCGCGGCCGATGTCTTACCCCGACATCGGCGAAGTTCTGGGCGGGATGGATCATCAGAGCATGATCCACCTGCACCGGAAAGCCATCGCCTTGCGGCTGCGCGATCGCGCGTTCGGCAGCGCCTGCAAGAGCTTTCTCACGCGCTTCTTTCTGAGCGAGGAGGATTTGCATGTCCGCCGCTAAAACCATGGCAAAGCCGGCGCAGTTCGACCGGTCCAAGTCGCGCCGCAACTCCATGATCGGCAAGATCATGGTCGGGCAAAAAGACCTCAATCTGCACGATGATGACTATCGTCAAATCCTGTTGGATGAGACTGGCGAAATCAGCCTGAAGAAGTGCAACGAAGCGCAGATGGCCCGCGTGCTCGCCAAGTTCGAGCAGCTGGGTTTTCAGCCGCTCAAGCCCAAGGGCATGGCCAGCCACCCCATGGCGCGCAAGGCGCGGGCCATGTGGCTGTCGCTCTATCACCTGGGCGCTGTGCACAATCCGGCCGAGAAGGCGCTGGAGGCTTTCGCTTGTCGCCAGCTTGGCTGCGAGCGGATGGCCTGGGCGCGCCAGTCGGACGCGTATCGGCTGATTGAAGCACTCAAGGCGATGGCCGAACGGGCGGGCTGGAGCCAAGCCGGGAAGCCAACGGTGCGCCAATTGCAAGAGCGCCTGGCGGAGGCCGTGCTAAACGCGGCCAAGGATGCCGGCATGGTCCCGGCCGATTGGCACCTGAGCACCGCCGCGCGGCAGATTTGCGGCATCGAGAAGGCCATGGCCTGGTCTGCCGAAGACTATGACGAGGTTGCTCGTGCCCTCGGTACCGAGCTGCGCACGTACCGTGCCAAGGTGCCATCGTGAGTCGCCGGCACGACGAGCGCCGGGCATTCCCCGCAGCGCTTGGCTTTGACCGGGCGCCGCTGCTGGGCAGCGCCTCGCGCCGTCGCCAGGTCGCACCAGCCTGGCGCACGGCCGCCCTCGTGCTGGCTGGCCTGTGGATCGTCTTTGCCCTGTCGCTGGTGGTGTGACCATGACCTTCTCTGGCTTGTGTCAGCCATTCAACTGGCAAACCAACAGGGGCTCTTCTTGGGTCGACTTATCCGGAAACCTATTGCTGGGCGCCAGTCACGCGCCGGTGGACCTCAATAGCTGGTACGAAGGGCACTTCTGCGATCGCCTGCTTACCAAAGCGGGTGGGACCACCAGAAAAGACTGCGCGCCGATTCCGCTCGGGGTGCACAAGCCTAAGCTAATGGCCAGTGCCTCCTATTTTGCGATGCTGATCTACGCGCAATCGTTGACAGTGGGCGCGCAGGAGCAGCCGGGCAGCGCCCCGTGCCGTCGCCAGGTCGCGCCAGCCTGGCGCACCGCTGCGCTCGTCCTGGCGGGCCTGTGGGTCCTCTCCGCCCTGTCGCTGATGGTGTTACCATGACGCGCGCCACCAAATCGCTCACCGGGTCGGAGGTGCTGGACGACGTGGCCGAAGTGATCGGCGCGCAGGCGGCTCTTGACCTTGCTTTCGAGTTTCGCGGTTGCCGGCTTTACGTGCCCAAAGACCCTGATCGTGAGCCGCGTATTGCGGCTGCGATCGGCGCCGAGCTGGCCGCCAAGCTATGCGACCATTATTACCGCACGATCATGTACATGCCGATCAGCGAAGCACTGCGCCTCAAAGCTCACGAGCTTTGCGCGCAAGGCATTACGAAGCGCGAGATTGCTGAAGCCCTTCACATTACGGAACGCCGGGTTTATCGATTGCTCGAAAGTGCTGCGCCATCGGTTCGTCGTGCACGGCCGCCTCGGCCGGAAGACCCCCGGCAGATGCGCATGTTTTAAAGACTATATGACCCGAGTCCCCAACCCGGCTCGGGTCATCTGAAGCCAATTTGCCGTCATGAGCACGGCACCCGAAACCCCCGAAAATCCGCCCATTGTCGTCCAGGGATACACCCTGCGGTATCGCAAGGCCGTGTCCCGCCTGCTGGGCGTGGAAGGCGGCCACGTCAATGATCCTGTCGATCGTGGTGGCGAGACGAAATTCGGCATCAGCCTGCGTTTCCTGGCGGCCGAAGGCGCCTTTGACGAGGACGGCGACGGCAAGGCCGATTTCGACCTGGACATGGACGGCGACATCGATGGCGCCGACATTCGTGCCCTGACCAAGGGCGATGCCATCTATCTCTATCATCGCTGCTTCTGGCAGCCGCTCCAGGCCGAGGCGTTTGCCGAGCCGCTGGGCGAAATGATGTTCGACCAGGCGGTCAATGGTGGCATCACCACGGGGCGCAAGTTGCTGCAACGCGCGGTCAACGAATGCCTGCTGCAAATCCCGATGTCTGCCACGCGGCGCGGTCTGCTCAAGGTGGATGGCCAGATCGGCAACGCCACCCGCGCCGCGATCATGGACGTGACGGCCTGGCCGCAACTGGGCGTGCCGGCGCTGGTGACCGCTTACCGTGACGCGGCGCGCGAGCGATATCGCGCAATCGCCAGGCGCTTCCCTTCGCAACAGCGCTATCTGAACGGGTGGCTCGCCCGCGCAGACCAGCTCGGCCGCTGATCGGGAGCCGCGCATATGGCAGACATCGTCACCGTCAATCCCGACCAGTTGGGGGAAGCGCCGGCGGCCACCGATGAAATGGCGGCTGTCGTCTTTGCGCCTGGTGGACCGCTGCAAAAACTGGCGTTCGACAAGCTTCTTGCGAAGCTGATCTCCACCAGCTTGTGCAAAGCCGATAAGGCGACGCTGGACGCTGACCTTGCACACGATGAAGACGCGGTTGCCCTCGTTTACAACGACGCCACGGCCCTGTTGAATGGGTGGTACCGCAAGACTGGCGCGACTGGCGTCGGCGCCTGGATGCAATTCGAAGTGCTGGCACGCGCCGCGCGGGATGCGGCGGTTGCGGCCGTCGCGGACGCAGCGGCGCAGGCGGCGATCGCGAGGCGATATGCCAACAACACTGACGATGCCGACTTTGTTGGTGGAGCACCTGGCGAACGAGGTGCGCGGTTTTGGTTCAACGCTGCTGTGGCGGCCATCATTGCGAATCTGGGGCGTCTCTATAGTTGGATCGGAGGCGGTACGCGCGCGCCGTTCTGGGTTGACCTTGGCCTCAACGAGTTGCTCGGAGCGGACACGGCTCCTGCTGATGGCGTGTCTTTTTATCGCGGCCACTTCGTAGACTGGCTGCGGTCACTGCCGTTTTCGGTGGGTCAGTTGATGACCTTCTCTGGCCTGTATCGGCTGTTCAACTGGCTGGGCATTTCGACCAGGAGCCCGTTTTGGGTGGATAAGGAAGGAAACCTGTTGCTTGGCGCCAATAGCGCGCCGGCCGATGGCAACAGCTGGTATGAAGGGCACTTCCACGATTACCTGCTTGCCAAGGCAGGTGGCAGCGCCAGCACGGGCTACGCGCCGATTTCGCTCGGGGCGAATGCGCCCATATTCACACCCAACAATTCCTATATCGGGATGCCGACAACCGGGCAGTCGCTGAATGTAGGCGCCTTGGCCACACCTGTGATTTCCACCGTCCAGCCTTTCGGCAATGTGATGTTGACGGGCGGGGTTAAAAGCACTGGAACCGGGTTTGTGCCCATGGTCGAGGACACCAACCAGGAAGGTGGCGTGGCGTCCGGCAACCGTGGCGAAACTATCTGTTCCAGCGCCACGACTTATGCCTGCAAGCTATTCGCCATCGACGGCGCGGGCGATCCTTCTTCGCTGAAGTTCTGGGCTAGCGCTGCAGGCCAAGGTGGCACGCGGCTGCTGGGCATTTCCAAAGGAACGACATCCTACAACCGCCTGTTGAGCCAAGTTACCAACGCCACCGCCGCTGCGGTTGCGGGGGGCCGTAACCTGGTTGTTCCCGCCGTGCCGATCATCCATGGGCCCACCGACTCCGATATCGGGACCGACAGGGCCACTTATCTCGCGCAGATGTTGCAGCTTGCTGCGGACCTGAACACGGACATCAAAGCTATCACCGGCCAGTCCAGCCCCGTGCACATCCTGATGGTCCAATCGGCCTATAAGGCCGCCACCGTGGGCACGGTTCAGCTTGCGCAGATGGATGCCGTTGAGCAGTCGCCCTTGATCCACATGGTTTGCAACGACGGCTTCCTGCCGATCAACAACAGCGACGGGCAGAAGGTCCACCTGACAAACGTGGGTGAAGTGTGGCTGGGTCACTATGTCGGCAGAGCCATCTTCCAGCTTCTCTACAACGGCAAGAAGCCGGATTGCATCTGGCCGCTGGGTGCGACTTACAACGGCACCACGGTTCGGGTGAAATTCCGCACCCCGACGAAGCTGGTTCTCAACGGGCCCACCCAGACCAACTACGGTTTCAAGCTCGTCGACGATGCCGGCATGCTTACTCTCAGCAACATCAAGGTCGTGGACAATCACACCGTCATTTTCACCATCGATCGCGCTGTCGTTGGCACCCTGAACGTTCGATACGCGATGGATTATTGCGCCGCTGCCAACATCCTGGGCGGCGGCTGCGGCGACCTGACCGACAGCACGAGCGAAACAATCGTGATTAGCGGGATCACATATTCGCTGGTCCACCGCTCGCCCGCTTTCATTCGAACCGCTTATGCCGTGGAGGCCTGAACAATGCCCACCTATCCGATCGTGACGCAGGCTGGCTTGGTGATGCCAGGCGCAAGCGGTTATGCGCTTCCCAAAGCCTCGCTAAAACCCATCATCAAAACGCCGATGGAGCCTTGGGCCGACTACCATTGGGTATTTGGATCGGGCAATCCCACGTTCGTCGACCTCGTGCAGGGCGCGCAGCTTCAGCGCAACTTCTTGCTGACCCTCGTCGGCGGCGCCGGTTACGAGGCCAACGGCACGTTCACCATGAGCAACGGCGGTTCCGGCGTGTGGTTCTCTACCGGCGGGGCGATTTCGTCGGCCTATGTCACGTCTCGGGGTACGCTCATCACGGCCGACTCTCCTGCGATGCCGACGGTGACAATCAACACGACCCAAGGCTCTGGTGGCAACATCACCGTCTCTTTGGCTCCCGCACCGACGCAGAACGCCAAATCGATCGTGACGACGGGAAGTTCGGGTGTTGCGGCCGGGTTGCTTACTCCAATTCCGGATGCATCAAGCGACACCGTCTGCATCGTGGCAAAGATCACGACGGGCTCATCCATGATGGTTATGGGCACCTTGAATAGCTCAGGCGGCTATGCCGGTTATGGTGCAGCAATCTTCCAGGGCGGAAGCCTGTCCTACAGCTTGACGACGCGGACCAAGACGGCGGATGTCCTGGGCGCGCCCGCCGGTGCAGCCAACGGCAATTTCGTCTTCATCGGCATGAGCCATAAAGCTGACGGAAGTCGAACTGCGTTCATCGGTGGCCCAACGCCGGTGCCGATTGCCGCCCTGGCGAACCAGGTCAAAACGCTGCCATCCGCGCTGCCACCGCTGCTGCATGGCATCGGGAATTGCTATTATCCCACCTTCGCCACCCAGATCGAAGCGGTCGAGTATTTCCATGTGCCGGGCTATTGCACGACCGCTGATTTCGCGGACCTCTATGCCCGGTGCAAGAATGACCGCATGTCGGCACTCGGGATCGCGTTGCTGTGATTATTCAGCCACTTTCCCTCACAAAATTCGCCGCCGGCTGGCTGCCGGCGCTGGCAATCAGCGCCACGGTCGATCCAGCGCCGCAGCTCGCCAACGCGCTGGTCTGGCGGCTGGGCGGGCTGAGCCTGCCGGTCCTGACGTGTGCGCTGGGCGCGCTTGGCGTGGGTCTGGCGCGGCCCTTGGCGCGGCGTGAGGAAAGCACGCTCAGTCTGCCGCTGTTCCTGGTCGTGTCGGCCATCATGCTGGTCGTGGTGGAAATCTGGATCATCGACAGCCGGCCTGGCGCGCTGCTGACATTCGTCATCGCCATTGGCCTGGGCTTTTCGGGCTATTCCCTGATCGAGGTTGCCGGCGAGCAAGTCCGCTCGATCGCGGGGCGCATCCTCTCTGCAACCCAGCCTGGCCAGGCCACGCCTGGCGCCGATCGGGACGAACCTTGATGCATACCAGTTATCTCGAATGGGCGATCATCGTCTTTATCACGGGCGGGATTGCCTATTCGATCTGGCGCGGTGGCGCGGCTAATCCCGAAACGACCGGCGCGCTCGGCCGCAAGATTTCCAAGCTGGAGGTCCGGGTCGGCGCCGTGGATACGCAAGTTTCGGCGCTAGGCGAAAAAGTTGGCCACCTCGAAGGCCAGATGGCCGATCTGGAGAGCAGCGCGGCCAAGGGTGATGACATCAAGCGCCTGGAAAATACGGTGACTGAGCTGCGAAGCAAAGTTGCCACACTGGCCGAGGGGTTGGCCGCGCAACAGGCCCACATCGAGCACACGCGTCGGCAGGTCGATCTTCTCTACAATTTCATCGTTGAGCGGGGGATGAGCAAGTGAGCCTTTCGAGCGACTTTGCGGCCGTGCACGACGGTCATGTGCGCCTGGCCATGCTGCGGCTTTTGGCCGATCAGCCGGAATACCGGGCGAATGACAGCATCTTGCATGCGGCCGTCAATGCCGTGGGACTGACGGCCACGCGCGACCAGGTGCGCGGCCATGTCGGCTGGCTGAACGAGCAGCGCCTGGTGACGGTGATCGAGACGGGCACCGGCCTGATGGTGGTGACCATGACTGAACGCGGCGGCGACGTGGCGGCTGGCCGTTCGATCATCAAGGGCGTGCAGCGCCCCGCGCCGCGCTGAGCCATGGCGCTTACCCCTCGCCAGGCCAAGGAACGGCGCAAGAGTCGGCCATCCACGATCGACAGGCTCGACCCGGAAATCCGTGAGCTTATCGGCCAGCTGCGCATCGACAAGGGCTGGACGATTGACGAGATCCGCGAGCAGCTGATCAAGCTCGGCCAGGGGCACGTCAGCCGATCGGCGCTGGGGCGCCATGTGCGCAGCCTGGAAGACGTTTCGGCCGATCTGCGCGAGACCCAAATCTATGCCGAGGCCCTGGCGCGCGAAGTGGGCGACGGGAAGCAGAGCCAGCTGCTCGATATGAATTTGCAGCTGCTCAACACAAACATGTTCAAGCTGATGCTCGCCACCCGCGAAGGCGAAGGCGTCGTGCTCGATCCCAAGGAAGCCAAGGCCTTTTCCGAAGCGCTGCGCAACATTGCGCTGACCCGCAAGACGGACATGGACGTGGTGGAGAAGGCCGAGGCGCGCGCGGCGGCCAAAGCGACCAAAGAGGCGGCCGAGAAGGCTGTCACGGTGGCGCGTTCGCGAGGGCTCAGCTCTGACATGGTCGATGCGATTTATCACGCCGTTCTCGGGAGTGAGGGGTGAGCGAAGCGCCCGCTTGCAAGGCCTGCGGCCACTTCGCCGGCCGGCTCACCTGCGCGCGGCCGGTGGCGAGCAACTGGAACGCGGTAACCGGCCAGCGTCGATCGCGCTTGAGCTTGGACGCAGCGATCGAGCGGTCAACTCAGCGGTCCCTGACGCGCAAGCGTCGGTGTGGCCCGGAAGGTTGGTTCTTCGAACCGAAGGAATGATCGACTCATGTTGCACTTTGTATTGATGTTCTTGGGGCTGGCGCTGCTCTTCATCCTACCCGTCTGGGCATATACTGCCGCTTGGTGGTTTGATCTTGATGTCGGGGTCAAATCGCGACGTCTGCGTTTGTGGCGGGCGCTAACGTGGTTGCCTTGGTGCATCTGGAGCGCCGTGTTTGGTGGGCGCGAGCCATGAACAAAACGGTTCTCAACAAGATCAAGAAATGCCTCGCCCTGGCGCGCAGTGCGAACGAACACGAGGCGGCTGCCGCGCTCGCCAAGGCGCGCGAGCTGATGGATCAGCACGGGATCGATGAAGAGGACATCGGCCTGGGCGACGTGGCCGAGGCGATCGCGCGCGTATCGAGGACGCTCAAGCCGCCACGCTGGGAAGGCGTGCTGGCTGCAACCGTCTGTCATGCTGTGGGGGTGCGGAACCTCATCAACGTGGACGGCGATCGCGTGTTCGTGGGCGTGCATTCCCGCGCCGAGATCGCGGGCTATGCATTTTCGGTTCTGTTCCGCCAGCTCAAGCGCGCCCGCGCCGATTACATCAAGTCGCGGCTCAAGCGTTGCGGCCCCGGCCGGAAGCGGGCGCGGGCCGATGTGTTCTGTGAAGGCTGGGCCTCGGGCGCCTTGCAAGCGATCATGCAACTGGTGCCCAAGGCAGAAGCCGGCGCGATCGTGGAGCGATACCTGGAGAAGGCCTATCCCCACGCGCAACCGGTGAGCAGCCGCGCGGCCAACGCGAAGCGGGCGGAGAACGACTTCCACAATGGCTATGACGGCGGCCGCAATGCCAGCCTGCACCAGGCCGTGCATGGCAGCACCGCCGCACCGCTGGCGATTGCCTGATGGTGCGCTCCCCTGAAGACCAGGCCAGGCGGGCCGATGAAATTCGGCGCCGCGAGATCCAGGGTGATCGAGCGGCGTCGGAGGCCGTGATCATGCGTTTGCCCAAGGGCGATCTGCTGCTCGGCTACCAAGCCAAAACGATCGACTTGCTCCGCACCGGTACTGGTCTCGTTGTCATCGAGAAGTCGCGCCGTATCGGCCTCACTTGGGGGCTCGCTTCATTCGCGGCATTGAAGGCTGCCAGCTCCCCATCGGCTGGCGGCCAGAACGTCTGGTATATGGGTTACGACAAGGACATGACCCTCGAATTTATCGAGGTCTGCGCCATGTGGGCCCGTGCGTTTGGGCTTGTCGCTGGAGAATGCCAAAAGGAAGAAGTTCTCTACATCGATGACAATGGCAAGGAGCAAGGCGTCAAGTCCTTCTCCATCCGGTTCGCCTCAGGTTTTCGGATTACGGCTTTGGCCAGCGTGCCGCGCGCGCTGCGCGGTAAGCAGGGCATCGTCATCATCGACGAAGCCGCGTTTCACTCTGACGTGAACGAAGTTATCAAGTCCGCGATGGCTCTCCGTATCTGGGCGGGGCAAATCATTGTCGTTTCGACCCATGACGGCGTCTCGAACCCCTTCAATGCGCTGCTAGAAGAGATCAAGTCGGGCAATCGCAAAGGCGCCTGGCTGAAGATTACGTTCCGCGACGCCATGGAGGCAGGCCTCTATGAGCGCGTTGCCATGGTCTCGAAAGCCAAGGGCATGGACATCCTGCCCAAGGAAGAGTGGGAAGCCGATATTCGCGGCTCCTACGGCGACGACGCTGCTGAGGAGCTGGATTGCGTGCCCAAGCTGGGTGCAGGCGCGCTGATCAGTCTTGAAGATATCATGGCCTGCGAGAGCGACGACGCTGGCATACCAAGCCTTTACCGGGGCGGCCTGTGCTATGGTGGGCGCGATGTGGCACGCAGGCGCGACGGGCAAATCCAGCTTGTCGGCGAACTGGTCGGCGATGTGTTGTGGGAACGCGACGGATACCGTGAATACGGCCAGACCTTCGCGCACCAGGACGCATGGTTTGATCAGTCTTTCCTAGACTATCGCATGGTGCAGTGGCGCATCGACCAGACCGGCATGGGTGAGAAGGTGGTCGAAGACCAAGTGCGCAAGCATGGTGCCACGCGGGTCGTGGGCGTAATGCTGACCGGCCCTGAACGGGTAAATCTCGCGATCGGGCTGAAAAAGCTTTTTCAGGAGCGGAAAATCCGCATCCGCGCTGACTCCCGCACTCGCGCCGACATCATGGCCATCAAGAAGCTCGGGAGCGAGGAGTCTGGGGGCATCCGTATCGTCAACGACGGCGATATCCATGCCGACGAGTTCTGGGCTTACTCATTGATGGCGCAGGCCTGGAATATGGCTGGGTCGCTTTACGAGTACCGCGGCATCCCCAACGGCGGCCAGTGGAAGGGCGGCCCGAAGCGCGGCGATCCCGGCTGGCAGCATCCTGATGACATGGGTCGCGATACGCGCGGCCATCGCTTTGACCAACCTGGAGCCTGGTAATGGCCAGCAAGCCCCCCTTTCAGCTCATCCTGCCCGATGGCCGCCCGCTGGTGCGCGAGACGCTGGCGCAGGAGATCGCGGCCCCCTCGCGCGCATCGGTGCGCACGATCCAGTCGGGCCACCCGGCGCGCGGGCTTGACCCTGCCAAGCTGGGCAGCATCCTGCGCTCGGCCGAGGAAGGTGATGCCATCGCCTATTTCGAGCTGGCCGAGGAGATGGAGGAGAAAGACCTCCACTATCTGTCGGTGCTGGGCACGCGGAAGCGCGCGGTGGCGCAATTGCCGATCGACGTAGAGCCGGCCGGAGAAGAGGAAGTCTACAAGCAGGATGCGCAATTCGTGCGCGAATTCCTGGATCGCGATTTGCTCGAAAGCGAGCTGTTCGACATCCTCGACGCGATCGGCAAGGGCGTCAGCACGACTGAGATGCTGTGGAACACCACTGCGTTGACCTGGCTGCCTCGGGCAATCAAGTGGCGCGATCCACGCTGGTTCGAGTTCGACCGGACCGACGGCGAAACGCTGTTGTTGCGCGGCGGCCTGGATGGCTTTGGCGCGCCGTGCCCGCTGCCGGCCGCCAAGTTCATCACCCATGTGCATCCG